CCTCCCATCATGCACCAGCCGGGCAATCCCCCGACTGATTGGGGTCCGGGACGTTTCATTCCTGTCCGTCGTGCGGGTGAGATTAGCTTTGGTCCTACTCCTCCCTACAATCCGGGCTCCATTGAGATGGAGAAGACGATGATTGAGGCGGCTGACAACATTGTTGGGCTGAGTGCTACCAATCCAATTAGTCAGATTCGCCAGCAATTCCTTGTTAATAAGTTCCTCAACCATGCTCAGGAGGTTCTTAAGGCTTGCTTCAAGTCCTATCAGAGATTTGGCCCTGATCAGGTGTTCTTCCGTGTCACGGGAGTGGCTGATCCCATGCGGTTTGACAAGGGTAACCCCGATGAGGATTTTGACATCAAGATTAGCTTTGATGTGTTGAACAACGATCCCGAGACGGTGGAGAGTCGTCTGGGCCAGTTTGTAAGTTTGTTGCAGTTGGATAAGAATGGTCGTATCAATGTGGATGCGCTGCTTGAAATGAGCGCGACTCAGATTGATCCCATCATGGCTGACGCCTTCCTGCAACCGGCTGAACAAGCTCAACAGCAGGTGGTCAAGCTGGTTACGGAAGACTTGTCTAAGATTTACGCTGGCATTGAGGTTGGCGCTCGTCCCAACGGGGCGCAGATTGCCTTGGAGGTTGTCCGTCAATACGTCACCCAACCTGATGTGATGGCCCGTCTCCAGCAGGATGAGGCTTTCCGTACCCGTCTGGATAAATACACGGCTCAATACCAATTTGCCTTGACCCAACAGCAGAACGCTGAGATTGGTCGTTTGGGTACAGCCCCCGCCCAGATGGGTGGAGTGGAAACCCAAACCCTCAATCAATGAACCTATTCGGAACCAAGAAGCATCCCCTAGAAGAGCAGGTAAAGTTTCTGGGGGAACGGGAGCAGTTTCTTGATTTCCTTGACTGGGTGCAGGCTGGGAGGGATTTAGCCCTATCCAGCCTTGCCCGTGCGCCTGAAGGTCGTCTCCGCGAGATTAGCGGGAAGATTCAGGTGTATGATGAGATTCTTACGTTGTGTAACTACCAAGACCTTTTGATCAAAAGGGGTATACGTAAGATGCACGGACTACCGAGCTAACTTCTGGATGCCTTACAATACGGGCTTCGCAATGCCCGTGGCGTAAAGACGGCATCCATAATGTCAAACGAAGTCCAAGCGGCTAACGCAGGAGCCGACCAAAAACCTGTGGCGAAAAACATATCAAGTAGCGAGCTAATCGCTATGCGGTATAAGGCTTTTACGGAGGCTAATAAGGCGCAAAAACCGCCCGAAGAGCCAAAGGAAGAGGCCAAAGAGGTAGTTCCCAGCGAGCCTGAGGAACCGAAGGAGGAGGCGAAGCAAGAAGAGCCATCACCAACTTCAGAGGAACCGAAGCCCGTGGAGGAACAGAAGGTTCTTTCAAAGGATTACGATTTGGAATCCATGAGTGAAGCGGAGCTTAAGGAGCTATCCCAGAAGCTCGGCAGCAAGGCTGTGGCCCGATTTGGGGAACTCACTGCCAAACGGAAAGCTGCGGAGGAACAACTGGAGGCTCTGAAAGCAGAGATTGCCAAGCGCGAGGAATCCTCATTCGAGGCTAAGGTGAAAGACAATCCTTACGCCAACATCACCACCAAGGAAGACCTTGATGCTAAATATCAAGAGCTTACGGAGGTGATGGAATGGGCAGAGGAGCGGCTCGACAGGGCCGAAGACCTCGGTGCCGAAGACGTTGTGACGAACGAAAACGGCAGGGAATACACCAAGCGTGAACTCAGGGAAGTTGTTAAACGCGCCCGAAAGGCTAGAGACGTCTACATTCCCGATCAGGGAAAGCAGATTCAACTGGCCAAGAATCGGACGGAGATGAAGCAAGTCCTGAGTGAGAAGGCCAAAACGGAACTTCCTTGGCTACAGGGAGAAGACAATGATGTCCGCAAGCAGTATGAAGTGTTGGTGAGCGACAGTAAGTTCAAGGCGGTGGAGAAGCTTCTCCCCGATCTTGCGCCCCAACTACCCTACCTGCTTGCCCATGCGGCTAACAGCCTGTATGGCCGTCGTAGCGTTGAGGCAAAGCCAACGTCCCGACTATCTCCCCCGTCTCCTGTGGTAAGCCAAGGCGCAGAATCCTCCAAGCCCGAGACCCGTCAGTCAAAGGCCCTGAATGACCTTTCCACCCGCTTTAACAAGAGTGGGAGTTACAAGGACTTCAAAGCAATCCGTGCTCTTCAACATTCTAAATCTTAATTATCATGGCTTTTTCAAACACCTATAGCAAAACCAATGGCACGAATGCTTCGGCCATTTCCAACCGTGAGGACCTCACGGACGTTCTGACGATCCTCGCTCCTGAGGAGACTCCGGTTCTTTCTCTTGCCAGCAAGAGCAAGGCCACCGCCACCTTCAATGAGTGGACGGTTGACTCCCTTGGAACCCCGTCTACCACGGGTATTCAGGAAGGCGCGGACATCTCCACCTACTCGGACAAGTTCGCCACCCGTGCGCGTCTGGGCAACTACATCCAGTTGTTCCGTCGTGACTACATGGTCAGCCAGCTTCAACAGGCGGTTGACTCGGTTGGACCGGCGAAGCTCGCTGAGGCTGAGGCCAAGTCCATCCGCGAACTGAAGCGTGACGTTGAGAAGACCATCTGCTCGGACAATGATCGTTCCGCTGAGGATGGTTCGTCTGTTCGTTACCAGATGCGCGGTCTGGGTCTGTGGCTGTCGAACACTCCGGGTGCGGATGTTCCGTCTGCCTATCGTACCCCCACGGCTTCCATCAATGGTAGCGGCACGACCCTGACGGAGACCGTGTTCAACAACCTCGTCGCCTCCATCTTTACCCAGACGGGTAATGTTGATGCTCTGACGCTGGTTGCTGGTACGGCTCTTCGCCGTGTCGTTTCGGGTTATGCCCGCAACGATGGCAACACCAGTGAGAACGTCTACCATGTCAATCAGATGGCTGATGACAAGCAGATCACGCTGGCGGTGAACACCTATGATTCGGACTTCGGTCTGATCTCGGTGGTCAACGGCAATCCGGTGTGCTTGCCCGACGCCAATCGTGGCTACATCATCAACCCCAACTACATCGGCGTGGCCGAGCTTCTGAGCGTGGGTTCGACCCGTGTTCCGAATGCGGGTGGTGGTGAGAAGGGCTTTGTGGATGCGGCTCTGACCCTTCAGGTCATGTCGCCTCTGGCCCACGGCAAGATCACGCATCTTACCTGATATTAGTTGACTTAACTCGAAAGCCCGTGTGTTACAATACGCACGGGCTTTTTTATGCACATCATTACGTCACTTCCCAAGTATTCGGATGGAGAGGTCCATCGTGCTTTGATGCGGGAGATTAGTACGGGAATTGCGTTGAAACAGTCTTGGGAGAATGAGCGCGAGAAGATTTGCGCCAAGGAAACCCAGAAGATTAAGGACAATCAGAAGTTTGGGTTTAAGAGCTTGAGGTGTGTGGCAGTGACTCCCGCTTGGGAGTGGTTCAATATTAGGAAGAAGTATGGCCATGAGGCCATGCACGACAAGGGATTCATCAAGGACTATCAGAAGAGATTTCCTCATCTGGCTCCTAACAAACTCTAATGGGCAACGTCACCTACACCTCCATTTACAACCGAGTTAAGGCTTTGGCTGGCATTCCCAGCCCGGATGCCAATGCCCAGACGCAGATCACTGAGTACATCAATCGGCGTGCTCGAATGGCGTTTGAGGCTTCGGACTTCTGGCCTAGGTGGTTGGTTTTTGGAGAACTGCGTAACTACCAGTCCACTACGGTGAGCGCGGGTAACTTTGTTATTGGCTACACCTACACGATTTTAACCATAGGTTCTACTCCAACCAATTGGACAAGCATTGGAGCCTCCTCCGCTACGGTGGGAACTGTGTTTGTGGCCACTGGAGTTGGGACTGGAAACGGTACGGCTACTTGGAATAGCAACATCATCCCGTTTACTGAGGCTGGTAAGGATACGATTGATAAGTTTATTCGGGTCCACAAGGTTTACCAACCTTTCTATTTGAACTCAGCCTTGGAGCTTGAGTTCTACGTAACCAACTCAGGAGCTTCAGTTGTTGGAGACACCAATAGCTCAACAGCATCTGCCTACGTCACTTACAAGAAGGATTGGGATGGTCCGTATACGAATGTAAGCACAAACATCCCAGAAGAGTGGCAGGAGTACATTAGTCACGGAGCTTATGCTGATTGGGTGAGGGCTGATGGTAAGAATGATGTAGCTTTGGCTGAGGAGGCTTTTGCCCAGAACATCTTGGATGGAGAGCTTGGATCGGTTGACGTAACTCGTTCTGTTGGAATTGCGGCCCAACGTATCTCCACCCACGTAAGCCGGTCTTTCCGAAGCTAATGAATAGCTACGTAGTTAATCTCTATCCTGTTCCAAATGAGTTTGGTCCGGGACAGGCTTTGGATGTGGATGGGGCCGTATTGTCCTTTACCAACAACTTTGATCCCAAGACTACTTGTTGTTACATAAGCAGTACTGGTGGTAATTTTTATGTGACGTTTGATGGATCGGAACCATCAAGCACAAATGGCCATCATATTGAATCTCCGTATTTTGCTTGGTGGTCCAAGGAAGCTACGAGGGTTGCTAAAATGATAGCTCAAGGTGGGGCTATAGCCCACATTAGAATGTCTCAATTTACCTACTAACATGGCCAATTCAAAGATCGTCAATACTCCGTCTCAGGCTATCCCTCAATCGGGGACAACGCACACCCAGCGGACAATTAGCGGAACGGCTGAGGCCATTGTTAATTGGACCCTCAATGCCAACACCACTCATGTGTTTGTGCAGTTTACGGGAGCCAATGCCCGAGTCACTTTGGACGGCACCACCAATCCTACGACTTCTCTTGGGTTTCAATATCCCGATGGCTCTACGGCCTATTGGACCCGGCAGATTGCTTTGAGTGCCAAAGCCATCCGTGATGACTCAACGGATGTGGTTTGCGAGATTCAGGAGCTTAACTTCCTGTAATGGCTAGTATTTTTGATACATCTTTGTTGGCTAGGCAAAGCTCGGTGAATAACCGAGTTAGGCCTCAGTTTTCTGACCCTATCTTTTGGTCTGATGTCTTGATTAGTACTCCCGACACTCCTCCTCCTCCGCTTCTTCAATACACCTTGGTAACGGATACGGGAGATGAACTTGTTGATGAGTTTACCAACCAGCTTGTAGCCGCTTTCTAAAATGCCTAACATTCGCATCAAAGACATTCCAACGACAGCTTCGGCTACGTCGTCTACTGATTTTATTGGCATTGACGGCAGCGCCAACGGCACGCGCAAGCTGAACGCCTACAGCCCCACGTTTGGCGGCAATCTTTCATCGGGCGCTCGCATTACCGCTAATAATGGTTTTACCGCTACTGCCACAGTTCCTACGGTTGTAGCTGCATCGACCAATCTTGATTACAATTCGGTGGGCGCAAAGGGCCGTTTATTCGTATGGGGGCCAGATGCTGGAACTGTTGCCGGATTTGAGCTCAATTTAGCGAATAGCACCAACAGTTCGCTAATCAACGCTTTATCTTTTAATTCCAGCGGCGACACCACCCTAGCCGGCAACCTCACCGTCAACGGGACGGGAACGAGCAGTTTCTCGGGAGATGTTTCTTTTCCAAATGACAAAGGCATTTACTCTGCGGTAAGCAATGGTCGTCTTTTCATTTCCGGTGATAGCACGGGAAATGGTGCTTTTATCCAACTTACTGGAACTGGATATGCTGCGCCTAGCAGGGTTCGTATTGATGCTTCTAGCGGCATCATTTCAAATCTAACCAATACAAAGAATACCACTTGGGATGGGGATCAGAATTGGAATATCGCCGGAAACCTCACCGTCAGCGGGACGGGGAGCAGCAGCGTGGCGGGGAACTTTGGTATTGGAACGGCCAGTCCAGCGGTTAAACTTCAAGTTTCTGGTGGACGCACTTACTTGGGATCATCCGATGGCTACGAGTTGGCGTTTGCCCGTACTGCAAACTATTTCTACTGGTACAACGATGGCGGTAACATAACAGGAAAATTGTCGCTGACCGACACCTCCGGTGCTGGTGGTGAAATCATCACCTTTGTCCAGAATAGCAGAAACGTCCTCCTCGGCACGACGACGGACGCTGGCAACGGCAAGCTCCAGCTCGCCACGCACACCACCAGCACGGGCGGGATTGGGTTTGGGACGGATGTTAGCGTTTATCGAAATTCGGCTGGCCGGTTGGTTCTTAACGGAATTGGCAACGATCCGTATCTGTATTTTTACGTCGATTCTACGCAATACGGTAAAATTGTTGGTAGTGGCGGCAATATGTATGTCGATTCTCATACTGGAGGATCGCTTTATCTTCGTACCAATGGTGGCTACAACGCCCTGACGCTCGACAGCAGCCAGAACGCGACGTTCGCGGGGAATCTGATTCGCAATGGTGCCGTTGCAACTGATAGAGGCATTCAATTCGCAACATCCTCGGTCACTCGCTGGTTCCTTTACGAAGACAATGTTGCTGAAAGCGGCTCAAACGCGGGATCAAATCTTCGGCTGGCGAGCTACACAGACGGT